TTATGAGACATGTTTTCTTTTAGATTAATCTCTTTCTGAACAATAGCAAAACCATTTATTGAATTGATTGTATTCATTTCGATTGATTCTCTTATTTCATGAATTGGCATTATTTTTTACCCCCTTTTTTTGAAGTTTGAGTTTTTTTGTACGCTTTAGCCATTGCTTTTAGATTAAGCAAACCTTTCTTTTTTCCGCTTTTAAACTTGATTTGGTTTGCTTTTTTACCAGCATAAATATTCCACTTAGATCGCTTTCTTTTCTTTTTAGGCTCTGACATTTCAGCAGCAGCCTCAATATTCATGTTTTCGGACATATCAAGCACATTGCCCCCTGTTGGAACTAAAGTTTCGCCGGCTTTAATGTAAACAGTTAATGCAGGATTTGCCTGAATCATATACGCTTGATAAGCAGGAATAGCAACCATATCAATAGGGAACACAGTTGTATCATCTCCAATAATAAGACCAGTAACAGCACCAACGCCAGCACCAATAGGGCCAGCAATAGATCCGCCTAAACCTCCAAGAGCAACGGCGGTTTTTACTTTAGAAGCAGCCGCTTCTGTTTTACCTCTAGCCAATTAAACCACCTCAAAGGTCGGTGGCTTGGGCTAGCATGTCCTTTAATTCGTCTTTTGTGACCTTTACAGGTTCGGCAATAAGCATAACATCACACTCAAGTGTATCTTCTGCATATCTTAAGACATTGTTAGCAGCAATACCAATAAGGACATCACTAACAACTACATAGCCTTCGGGATGTAAATCAGGTGTCCCATATTGAAACCAAACATTGTCTTGAGATATAACATCACCAGCAGCATTTTCGCTATTTTCAGAAGACATTCTTGCTTGAAAGAAAGTGTTAGGTGAAGCAATACCAATATCCGCGCCGCTTTCGTATGCAGTAGTAGTTCCTACAACGGAAATATCAGCAGATGAAACACCAAGGCCGCCACCAGCAAGCAATAGATTCAATCCTAAGAATCCTGTGTTAGTAGAATTAGGGTTTCTTAACATGATCCTAGTTTCTTTTATTGCCAATCCTTGGTTATTTACCACGGATACATAGTCGCTCAAATCAACTCTACCATATACAATTGGTAAATCACCGCTCGCATCTATTGTAAATTGAAGTCTGTCTCTTAAAATTAGGTCGTTTTTTCCTTTCGCCATGAACCTATCATGAAAGGAAGAGGTTTATTATAATACTGCAAACACTAATCTTGAACATCTGCGATGGGATGCGGGTGAAATAGGGCGGAGTCCTATGAATCTGCATGAATATTAACTCTAAATAGAATTAATAATGAAATATATTATATACTAGACCGTTATAGGAGTTTCATGGCGGAAATACCGACTCGAATACCAGCAATGCTAGCATTAATTGACCAACAAATTACATTAAGTGATTATGGAGAAAACACTTATTCTTTGAATGAGTTATATTATGAATTATATCTTATGGTAAGGCGAAATCAATGAAGTGCTTTAATTGCGGCAAACTGAAAATGAGAACGATCTATCCTGAAGGATATGTGCAAAAGGTATGTGATACATGCGGTTACAAATCTTTTCCTGTAAAAATACCAGAATCAATCAAGAGGTGTCAAGAATGAAATGTAATATTGAAAATTATTGTGGAGACTGTGCCGACTGTAGGTCAGCCGGAATAGATATGGAGGAAGAAGAATGAGTTATGGATATACAACTGTTCAATGTATGAAGTGCGGTGATAAGAACACAATGTATGGATTTATGCCAACTGCGGATATGATTTGGTATGCAAACGAAGGTCTCATGTGTTGTGGACAACAGACACACATTATCAAACAAGTTAAGGGTGAAAAAAAATGATCCAGGTGTGGTAATCATGGGAAGAAGAAGAGTTAAAGAAAAACATGTTCCAATGTCGCTTTCTATGCCCTATCGTTTGATGATACGGGTTGATAGCGAACTTTCATACAGACAATCGCGTTCAAAGTGGGTTCAAGGAGCAATAAGAGAAAAACTTGAACGAGAAATAGATTTTGGATCAGTCTCTACAAAGAAATTGCTTTTACTCTTGGTTAATCGGGATGTTATAAGTGAAGATACTTTCAAAGCAATGTTGCGATCTGTGGAAACTGAAGAATAACTAAAGCGTAAAGTAATTTTTCACACCAAGCAATTTTATTATTTTGTTCAATATCAATAGGGGCAATTGCATCCATAAAATTCCACCGAATTACTCAAAACCGTTATACTGCGTTAAAAAATCAACTACCTGGGCGTTCATATTATTAAAGTGTCAAAGTATTGCCATTATCCGCGTGTTTTATTGGTGGCCATTGTTCTCTTACTGCTCCAGACTCTACACCTTTGAACAATTCGAATCTAATCCAATCCGGAATCGCTCCATCAACTGTAACTGCTGTTCCAAATGCATTAATGTTTGGTTGCATTTGTCTTGCCTCTCTTGCCATTCTTCTCAAAGTTGTAGTTGTATTCATATTCCCCGGTTCTTGAGAATCTTGCGGATTAAAGAAATCGGCCAAAGATGAGCCGGAAATCATTAATTCAGGTCTAACACCGCCATATTTCCACATAGGAAAAGACTGTCCAACATTTCTCGAAGGTATAATCATACGACCATTTGACATAACCGCGGCTACTTGAGCAATATGATTTTCTCGTATTACACCCATTCCATAAGTTACTAAAGATGCTTTTTTAGATTCAACCGCACAATACATGGTGATTGCCGTGTTAGAAAATACTCCATCTGGATCGGCTCCCGAATGGAATAAAACTGTTAGGTATAGTTTAGGCATATACCAAGTAAAAGTTGGTCGGGCTGAAATGAACCTATTAGGGAACTCGGTAACAGTTCGAACACCTCTTCCATCATCGGTTATGACCTGTTTAAACAATATATTTTCTTGAGAAGCACTAGGAGCGCGGTTAGGAAATTCGTAAGAGTTGCCAATGTTTATTGCCATATCCGTATAAATTACCGGAGTAGGTGTTACCAATACTTCCATAACATACGCATCAACAGAAAAAGCAGGTTCTGGGTTGTCAAAAAATATATCACACTGAAGCATCTTATGAGACATGTTTTCTTTTAGATTAATCTCTTTCTGAACAATAGCAAAACCATTTATTGAATTGATTGTATTCATTTCGATTGATTCTCTTATTTCATGAATTGGCATTATTTTTTACCC